CTAAGGGCATGGGGGGATAGTTCACCCACCTGTATTTATTAGAACACTTGTTCTATGGCACAAATCACACTTATTAGACTTGACAAAGACTCAGAAGCATGGTATAATGCCCTAGTGTATTCTCAGGAAACTCTCAGGAATCTCTAAGGATACTCTCAGGGAACTCACAGGAAGGGTTTTTGCCCTGCCCTTTTATAAACTCAGCCAACACCCCTGCTATATACTCACCCTAAAAATTTCTGTTATATAGCCCCCTAATATATATACAAAATAGGACATACTACCCCTATAAATAAATATATCTAGGAAACCTGTTCGGTTTCCAGAAATGAACAGGTTATCTTATATGTAATAATAATTCCATATAAGAGCGAGCTTCGCTTTATGGCTCGCTCGCTTATATATATAATATAATATATATTATTATAATTATATATGGGGATACTCTACCCGTTTACTGACGGGCGTTATTACTGTGATTTATAGGGGGACTGATGGGCAGAAAGCCGGGTAAGGTAGATATACCCAAGGCTGAGGCTAAAGAGCGGGTACTGACCCTCCTGAGCCAGGGTAGCACCATCACCGCCGCTATGGCGGCTGTCAACCGTAACGAAGTAACCTTCAGGCAATGGTCGATGCAGGATGCCGACTTTAAGGCTAGAGCCGACGAGGCCCGCCTTGCTGGCAAGGGCGTCAAGGCTGACTTGAGAAACTTGAAAGATATCTCCTTTGAGGAGTTCTCTGAGCAGTTCCTAGACACCAAGCTCTTTGACCATCATAAGGACTGGGTCGACTTGGTAGAGGGCCGTGAGCCCCGCTGGCTACACCCCGCTATGGTTTATGAACCCGGCGCGGCTAACCGAGTCCTGATTAACGTACCACCTGAGCATGCCAAGTCCACGGTCATCACGATTAACTATGTGACCTACCGACTAGCTGTGGACCCGAATGTCCGCATCATCATAGTCTCAAAGACCCAGGGCATGGCCCGCAAGTTCCTCTCGGCTATCAAGACAAGACTTTCCCACCCGAACTGGATTAAGCTCCAGACGGCCTTCGGCCCGAATGGTGGATACAAGGCAGACTCCCAAACCTGGAGCGCTGATATGATTTATCTAGGTAGTGGACGTGACTCAGGGGAGAAAGACCCTACCGTCCAGGCTCTCGGCTTTGGCTCTCAGATTTACGGTGCCCGTGCCGACTTGATTATCCTAGACGATGTTGTGATGAACTCCAATGCCCATGAATGGGAGAAGCAAATTGAATGGCTTCAAAAAGAAGTCATCACACGCTTAGGCCGACACGGGAAACTACTTATCGTAGGGACCCGTGTTGCGCCCGTAGACTTATACAAGATGATACGCGATGGGCAACAGTGGACTGGTGGCAAGAGCCCCTTCACTTACTTCGCCCAACCTGCGGTACTAGAATTTGATGAAAAGCCCCATAACTGGAAAACGTTGTGGCCCTGGACGGACAGGCCAGAGGGCGAGAAAGACGAAGCTAATGAGCAAGGACTCTATCCAAAGTGGGATGGCGACGCTCTATTCACCCGACGCAGCGAAGTCGCACCAAGTGTCTGGGCAATGGTATACCAACAAGAAGACGTCATCGAAGATGCTATCTTTGCGCCAGCAGCAGTTGCAGGATGTGTCAACGGTATGCGAAAGCGCGGACCGCTTAAACCAGGCGTTCCAGGACACCCACAGAAACTAGACGCACCGTATACGGTTATTGGTCTAGACCCTGCGATGACGGGGAACACGGCAGCGGTGGTCTTGACCTATAACCGACAAGACAGCATGATTTACATTCTCGACTGTGTAAACATGACTGAGCCTACACCTATGAAGATTCGTGCCCTGATTGAAGATTGGGTACAGCGATACAAACCACAAGAGTTAAGAATTGAAATCAATGCACACCAGAAAGCATACGCACTCGATGACGACTTGCGTAACTGGCTCTCGATGTATGGATGCCAACTCAACTCTCACTTCACTGGTAAGAATAAGTGGGATACTAGCTTTGGTGTGGCTTCTATGGCAAGTCTTTTTGGTAGCCTTAGAGATGGAAGATTCCAAGATAACAACTCAATAGAACTACCAAGCAATGAAGGTAGCGAAGGACTTAAGGCTCTGGTACAGCAGTTGATTACCTGGAAGCCTGAGACTAGAAACCCTAGCGACTGTGTGATGGCTCTATGGTTTGCAGTGATTCGTGTACGCGAGTTGATGCAACAGAACTCACAGTCAGCCAAATGGATGCAAAACCGTTGGGCCACTAGAGCACAGACAGAGAGACGATTCTCAATTAACTTAGATGAAGCCATTGCAGAACAATGGCAACAGACATACGGATAGGAGCCAGTTATGGCAAAGATAAAGCGTCAATCAGTAAGCCAGGTTGAAGAAAAAGCCTACTGGGCTAGACACAATGCAGCAACAAATGACTATCAAGAATCAGTCATTAATACAGCGATGGACCTTAATCGCGGTAAAGCTAAAGGTGTAGATAGAGTTCTCGGTAGAACACCAACCGAAGGCGAAAGAGATGCAGCAAGAATGATGCAAAAGACTCGCTCTGCTGAACTTGATAGAAGCCTTGCTCGTGCAAAAGGTGTTACAAACCGTGCTGCTGCTAAAGCAGTAAAGGAAGATAGACGCCGTGGAATGACAGGTCGCTCCTCTGGTGGAATCACCGGTAAGGGTGGCAAGAGCGTTAACCCTACTTACAACACATACTAAGATTTGGTTAGGATATAATGTTATCGATTGAACAGATTGCAGCACGAGTTGACTCGTTGCGCTTTCGTAACGCGGATAGGGACGCCCGTAATCTGGATGTCCTTGCTGTCCGTAAAGGTCAGATTGCTAGCGTATATCCTGACTTCTTTCCAGATGGAGTAGATGCAAATGTCGTTGCGAATTTTATTGACATTGTTGCTAGAGACTTATCTGAAGTTATGGCGCCTCTGCCTGCCGTCAACTGCTCCGCAGCAAACCAAACGAGCGACCGTGCTCGTGCTTTTGCTGACAAGCGTACTCGCATTGCTAGCAATTACTTTGCTCATTCTGACTTATCCGTTCAGATGTACTCGGGAGCGGACTGGTACCTAACCTACGGCTTCTTGCCATTTGTTATTGAGCTAGACGCAGAAGCTAAACTACCTCGTATTCGCCTAGAAAACCCAGTGGGTGCTTACCCAGAGTTTGACCGTTATGGTCGTTGCATCGCATTTGCGAAGCGTTATCAATTAACGCTAGGCGAACTCGTTTCACAATTCCCTGAGTATGAGCGTTCGCTCCTTGGTGGACTTGGATACAAGCAAGAACTAAACTCTCTCATTGAGATGGTTCGCTACTATGACAAAGACCAATCGGTAATCTACTTACCAGATAAAAATAATCTTGTCTTGTCATCTGTAAAGAATCCACTTGGTAAGATGATGATTGTTGTAGCACGCAAGCCATCTATTGACGGTGAGCTTCGTGGACAGTTTGATGATATCCTAGGTATCCAGTTGCTACGCAACCGCTTTGCACTCCTTGCTATGGAAGCTGCAGAGAAATCTGTACAGTCTCCAATTGTACTTCCACAAGATGTACAGGAGCTACAGCTTGGTGGCGATGCAGTTATCCGTACCTCAAACCCAGCTGGTGTACGCCGTGTAGAACTTACTCTACCACAAGGTGCATTCACAGAACAAACTTTACTTAATCAGGAATTACGCGTTGGCGCTCGTTATCCTGAGGGACGCACAGGAAATGTCAACGCATCTATTGTCACGGGTCAGGGCGTTCAGGCTCTCATGGGCGCGTTCGACACCCAGGTCAAATCTGCACAGGCTGTCTTTGCCAGCGCCCTCCGTGATGTCATTAGCATTTGCTTTGAGGTTGATGAGAAGATTTTCCCAACCGAGAAGACAATCCGCGGTGTGGATTCTGGCGCACCATATGAAATTACATACTCACCAAAGAAGGATATTAAGAACGACTTCAGTGCTGATGTTCGCTACGGTATGCTCGCTGGTTTGAACCCAGCTCAAGGTTTGATATTTATGCTTCAGGCTCTTGGCGGTAAACTTATCTCCAAGGATATGGCAATGCGTGAACTACCATTCACAGTTAACGTCAGCCAAGAAGTTGAGAAGATTGAAATTGAAGATATGCGTCAAGCGCTTTTAGTTTCGCTACAACAGTATACTCAGGCTATTCCACAGATTGCTGCGACTGGTGGAGACCCTTCGCAGATTGTAAGCAAGATTGCTCAGGTCATCAAAGCACGCCAAAAGGGCAGAGCTATTGAGGATGCAATTGAGGAAATCTTTACACCTGAGCCTCAAGTTCCTCCTGCTGGGGCTGCCCCCTCTATGGTTGAGCAACCGTCCCCTGCTCCCACAGGCGCTCCGGTAGGAGGCGCTCTTCCAATGGAAGCTGGCGCAGGAGCACCACCAGATATTATGAGTCTTCTCTCTAGCTTAACTGGTAGTGGAGAGGCAAACGCAAGCGTAAGAACTATTCGCCGAAGATAATTTAGGAGGGGACGATGACAACAATTATAGGCGTCGAATATGATGATAAGTCAGTCATCGTTGCTGATAGCCGTATTACTGATGATGGTGGTAAGGTTTATTCACATCCAGTAATGCGTAAAATTACTAAACGCGGAGCCCTGCTTATTGCAGGAGCGGGAGAGGTGGCTCCCTGCGATATAGCCCAGAATATCTGGGTACCACCAGCATTTACGGCAAAAGATAAAAAAGATACTTATCGCTATATGATAGTCAAGGCTATGCCTTCGCTTCGTAAATGCTTAACTGATAATGGTTATAATTTTGATGAATCTCACGACAAAGATAAAGATGGATTAAGATTCCAATTTCTCATCGCAGTTGGTGGCGAACTCTTTGATGTCGACCAAGATTTGGCGGTGATGAAGAGTGGAGAAGGATTCTATGCCATTGGCAGCGGAGGCGCTTATGCCCTTGGCGCTCTTTATGCAGGCGCTGATGCCATCGCAGCAATGGAAGTTGCCGCAAGAGTCAGTGCCTACACAGCAGCTCCCTACCAAGTAGAAGAGCAACCAAAGTGAGTGAGTTCACAGATGCTATTAACAATGCAATGCGAATACTTGCTGAGGAGCTAGAAGATTCAGAAAGTCAGATATGTACCGGATGGGTACTTGTCAGCGAGTGGAGTGACTTCGAAGGTACACGATATTTGATGACAGATGTAAGTGAAAACATGAATCCTTGGTTAGCTAAGGGTATGTTGCTATCAGCGGAAGAATATTCTTATACACCCGAGGAGGATGTAAATGGAAGTAGAGAATAGAGGCGGTAATCGCCCGACTGCACCACAAAACAATCCTAACAACATCGATATCTCTGGTGGACGTGGACAGAACCCAAAGAATATGGAACTAAAGTATCGTGGTATGGGTTATCGCACAACAGGTGAAGTGAATGCTAGCGCTCGCGCAGCTAGGGGCGTTGCTGGTACTGTTGGTGCCGCTACTCCTCCAACTCCAAGAGCTTCTATGGGTGGAGCTACAGCAACACCAGTAGTTCCCATCGGAGCGCCTACACAGTTTGAAGATGAAACAATTTTTTCTGGTAGTAGAGTTCCTGGTGGTTTAGATTTTGCAGAATTAGATTTACCAAAGCAACCAGTCGGCGACCCTGATTTAGATACAGTCATAGCATACTACCCAATCATGCGTTTCTGGGCCAATCAGCCCGATACGCCTCAAGCGACTAAAGATTATGTTCGCTATTTAGGAACCATTATACCTCAATGAGTTCAACACAATGGGATAAGATGGGTAGTATCTACAAAGGTACTTACCCCCAGAACATACCTGGTGCGATTAATAACCGCATTCCGTTCATGCTTGCCAAAGATGCTGCATCTAAGGTACCAGCAAACGCAGGTGACTGGAATGATAGCGTGGAAGACCTACGAGTAAAGGGTCTTGATATCCTCGGAACAGTATTATCACCTGTGGCATGGGCTTTTGGTAAGATTGATGGTGCTACTGATGGTGGATTCTCCAAGCTTTTGTCAGCTGGTTACAAGAATCTTCGTTCAAACTATGCGTTTACTCGTGATGTTGCCGAGAAGAATGCAGCACTCGGCCTACTTTCTGGTGCATTTACCGTAACTGGTGCAGTTGCTGGTGGTGCATTAGGTTTTGCAGTAGGTGGACCAATAGGTGCAGCAGCTGGGGCTAGCCTTGGTGGCTCACTTTATGGTACACTACAGCGCGAAACTGCTCAGACTGACTATGTAAAGAAGACTGCTAACTTCTTGTACCGCGCTTCTAAGTTTGCTGAGACAGATGCTGGGCAAGAAAACTACAATTTCGGTAGAGATGTGGTACGATTCACATCAGATGTTACTGGATGGAAGACTCTTGGAGATACAAGCAAGGGTATTGGTGCAGTTACATCAGGACTTTTGAACTTTGGCTTTGAATTAACAGCCTCACCTGACATTGGTCTAGCCAAAGGTGTAGGCGCCGTAGGTCGTAGAGCTATCGTTGCTCCGATTGACGAGGTTGGCACAGGTATTGTTAGCAAGCGTCTTACTGCTAAAGACTCTATTGAAGCTGCCAAGCGTTTTGAAGCTGACATTGATAAGATTAAACGCACTGCAGCTGGTGAAGTTACAGAATATACACCCGTCTTCCAGCTCTATCGTGAAAACTCTCCAGCCGTAGTAGCCCAGCGTCCAGAGTTCCGCGGAGATATTCAACAAATTGCGGCACACTTGGTAGCAGGACAGAGCGATGATGTCATCTCTCTAGTTCTACGCATTGGTCGCTATGATGATGCAGCTATTAAGGAACTAGATAACCTTAGCGCATCAAAACTTGCTGAGTATACCCGCGTAGACGACGCTATCAAGATAGCTGAATCTGGTGGCATCTCATATATCCAGTACAAGGGACAGCTTATTACCGCTTCAGGGCTGGCACCTAGCGGACTTAACTATCTTAAGAAAGAGCTAGACTCTCTAGCCAAAGAAGTCCAATGGTTTGATGATGCTAACCTAATCAAAGGTTCTATGACTGACAGAACTGTCGGTAAGTGGAGCTGGGTTGAGCGTGTCCGTAACGACTTAGCCAAGGAAAAAGCTGCTCGTAAGTTCGAAGTATCCAAGGCTGGAGTATTTAAAGGTACCCGCGTTGTAGATGACTTTGAGCGCGAGACTAAGCTTGGCGGAGTAATCCAGAGCGTCTATCAGCGTAGCCCATTCTCAGTATTTATACGAGCATTCGATAGAGCAACTGATGATGCTCCTCGTGGAACCATTAACTTCAACGATAGACTCCTAGCTTCTGACAGATTCCGCGCCAACATTCGTGGCGCAGTACGCTCTGGTGCTATCAAGTCTGATGAGGGTATGAAGCTTTACAATGACTTTATTACTGCTGTAGACGAGACTACAAAGTACAACCTAGTCAATACCTACACAACGAAACTTGCAGAGGGACTTGGTAACAAGTATGGCATATCGCCACTTCTGGTAGACCAGGTTCTAAAGAAGTACGATGAACTCCATAGAACTGTACTAGATGAGGTTCGTCAGGCCAAAATGGATAACCGTGGGTATATGATTGCCCCTAATGGTGATGTACTCAAGGACCCACAGCTTATCAGCCAGTTGGCTAACGGTGCATATTTACCTGACCCTAGGCTTTGGGACAAAGCTTTCAAGGCGTACAAGGACAAGTATGGCGAAGAAGCGTCATTCCCTATCAAGGCTGGTATTACATCTAAGTTTGTAACCGATGAGTTCCTTTCCTTGTGGCGTGGATTCACGCTCCTTCGTGCAGGATATCCAGTCAACATTATCCGTGACTCAGCTATCCGTATGCTTGGAGATGGTGCTTTATTCCCAGCACTTAAGATTCTAGGTAGCGATGTATTGCATTCAATTACCAATACATCCAACACAGCAGCTAAACTAAAGAGCGCTGTAGGTGCACCTAACCCAGTAAAGAACCTAAAGAATATCCGTGAGGATATCTATAATCGTAATGTCGCAGCTGAAGCATTAGAAAGAGCCCTTGTTGACGCAGGTGTTGACTTAACCCTACCGTTGACTAAGGTTCCTGCTATGTACCAGAGTAGCGTAAAGAACCTCAGTGACTTGAAGGCTACACTTACTGCCCTTAGAACACAAGAAGCTGCTATTGTAGCCAAGACTCCGCCAGTAAAGCGTGTCTCTAGAGACTCTATTACAGTTCAGGGGTATGACTTCCCGGCCGCTTCTGCTGGTCGTTTTGGTGATATCAGCATGCAGCAACTACGCATGAAGGACGATATCCGCCGTGCACTAGCCTCGCTTCGTGAGGTTGAGACAGGTAATCTACGCCGTAGCCGTACAGGTAGCCGCTCTATTACCCCGACAGAGAACGAACAGCTACATTTAATCTCATGGGAAAAGATTCTAAAAGACCAACTAGGCAACGACGTAGTAGCCCGCAAAATTATGGAGGGCGCAACTAAGGCTGAAGTCGTAAGATTCCTTCGTACAAGTACTGAGGGTCAGAACTACCTAGCCCGTATGGGTGATACTCCTGGCATGGCTAAGGAAGTATACTCCCGTGTAGCCAATGTAATCAAGCAATTTGCCCCTAGCGCACAGCTACATAAAGAGATTCTAGATGGCACAGTATCGGTAGATAGCCTGCGTCGCCTATACCCAGATGTCAATCAGCGCCCTGTCGTATTGACTGACTTAGTAGAAGACATGCTAGGATTCAGCACTCCTTACCAAAAGGGTAAGCAGTTGCTCCAGGATTCAGTAGCATGGTTAGCAACAGCTCCTACTACTAAGTTGATGTATGCCCCATACTTTGCTTTCAAGTACCAGCATAAGCTACAAAAACTTGTGCACCTTGCTACAATACAAGGTAAGAACTTAACTCTCAAGGATAAGCAGGAATTCGAACGCCTAGCTAGAAGCTATGCTATCAGCGAATACCGCAACAAGCTTAACTCTTTCCATAGGGACATGAACTATACTGGTCTTGTCAACTATGCTATCGCCTTCTTCCCTGCTATTGTTGAGCAGTTCCGTGCCTATGGTCGTATTACTCTAGAGCACCCAGACTTTTTGCTCAAGGCATATGCTATCAAGACTTTGCCTGAAAGAGTATTCGAAGTGGGCGAAGACCCACTATCTCAACAGCAATATGTTGAGGTAGAACTTCCAGTCCTAGGACTCACAGGTAGACTTCCAGTTGACTGGTTCAACCCATTCAACCCTACGGGTTCAACCTTGATTGGTGCAGGTCCACTGCTATCAGCCTCATGGAACGAGTATGTAACTCGTATCGGTGGCGAGAGTGCTGTTGAAAAGAAGATTACAAACTGGATTCTACCATTCGGAGCTCAAGCTAATTCAGTAAATGCCTTGCTTCCAAATACTATACGCCGTATTTCGCAAGCAGCCTTTGCTGCAGCAGGCGGGGGTGGCGGACCATCTCAGTTTAATAAAGATGTTAATATGTTCATGCGTCAAGCTATGGCTGACTATATTGACCAGAACGACAAGAATCCAACAGGTATTGAGCTCGGTAATCTAGTCGAACAGTCAGAAGATAGAGCGCTATTGATGGCAGTACTACGCGTAGTATCTGCGTTTACATCACCAGCGCAGCCACGCTATGTTACTGCACTTCAGCCATTTGCTGATGAGTTGACAAGAATGCGTACGGCTGACCCTATCAATGGTGAAGAAGACTTCATCTACATGAACCCAGATTTATTCTTCCTAGCAGATAGCCTATCTAACTCATTGGCTGGACTACGCTCAGATGATACAGCAGTAAGCTTGGTAAAGCGCAATCCAGATATGCTAAAGGATTTAGTATCTATCGCAGGAGAGGATAATATATCTATCCTCGGTGCTATATTCAACGACGATGACTATGCTTTCTCCTCAAGAGCTCAGGCTTATCTAGAGTCCTCTAAGATACCATTTATCAATAAGACTTTCAAAGAATACGGAGCCCCACTAGAGGGTGCTCGTAACTCTATCGTTAGTAAGGGATGGCGTGAATGGACTCGCTTCATGGATACCCTACGCCAAGAGGTACGCGATGGAGACCCATCGTATAATCCTAATCGTGGCTACGGTGCACGAGTTGTAGATTATTATAAGGAACAATATCTAGCAGAGCAAGCTGAAAAGAATCCACTATGGTACGAAGAGTACATTGGTGGCGGAGGATATGGCAATACTCGCCAGCATCGTCTGGTTGATTCCCTCAGCTATGCCCTCAATGATGACAAGATGTGGAAAGACTTATCACAGAACCCACGCTGGTATGCTGTGATTCAGTACCTTAACTTCCGCTACGATGTCAATGGCGAGCTGAACAGACTAGGAACTACTATCGATTCTAACGCAGCTAGATTTTTGCGTGAAGATGTGAATGAGTTTGTGGATAGCCTAAAGCGTCAGAGTCCTGACTTCGGATTATTCTACGAAAGATATTTTGCTAATGATAAATTCGACTATGTTTATGGAGGCTAGTGGTGGCAGATAGAACATACAAGCAATGGTTTGACTACCACTATAAAAAGCTTAAGAAAGAAATGCCTGATAAGTCAGATTCAGTAATCAAGATGTTGGCTGGAGACCAGGCTCAGCGTTCTTTTAATGCTCAACAAACATCTAGGGCACAAGCTTCAGCAGCAGGTATAGCTCAATCAGCAACCACTCCTCGTGTAGGTCCGGGTGCTACATCTGCCCCAGTTCCTAAGCCTACCCCCACTCCAGTTCAAAAACGTCCTGGCGTATTAGGTCCGACTCCAGCACCTACGACCACTCCTGTAGTTACTGGTTCAACAACTGGCGGTGTATCATACAATGATAAGATTGTTGCTCGAATCAAGGCTACCGGTGCTATTGCAACTAGCGGTATTACAACTACCAAGAGTGGAAGATTAGACTGGGTAGACTTCTTGCCAACCCTGGATAATCAGGACTACATTAGGCTTCAAAAGGTTCTAAAAGATTTAGGTTATACTGTAAAAAATAAAGCTCAGATAGATTACCTTTTGTCAACTGAATTCCAGAACTTATTCCCAGCTAAAGACGTAGATACCCTTGTATCAGAATTGAATAAGTTTAAACTCCCAGGAGCTGGAGAAGAAGCAGAGCTTCCACTTCGTCAGATACCTGCAATTGATAGAGGCTCTCTAGTCAATCTATCTCGCAAGGTAGCTGATGCCGTATTGATGATGGGTCAATTGACGCCTGAGTTAGAAAAGCAAGTTGTCGATGAGTGGATGGCGGATGCTAAGAAGGGCACCGTTACCATGCCGACCAAAAAGGTACGTAATCCCAAGACTGGCAAACTAGAGAATGTTGTAGAAACTAAACGAGCATTTGATGAAGAAACAGCTGTACTTGACTTAACTGAAAGACTGAAGCAGATGTTCCCTGACCAGTATGAACTGGCAAGCGGCATTGGCTTCGCAGCTGATATTAAGAAGATTCTAGCAGGAGGTCAGTAGTGGCAGAAGATACAAATGTTAATCTAGATGCCGAAACAGCAGCCCTCGTTGCTATGATTATAGCACTTAAGGATATTGATGATAACCTTAAGAAAGCTTACGAAGAGTACATGAAGCCCACCCGCAATATGGCTGTCATTATTGGGCTTGTAAAGAATAGCAAGTTCTATCAGGACTTCAATGCCCTTGCTCGCACCCGCAGAATTACTCAAGCTGAACAGCCTGGCGTATACGCTCAGGATAAAGAGAAGTACAAGACTGAACAGAAGAAGCGTCTTGCTGCCGCTGGGATTGCTTGGAATACTGATGTTGAAAAGCAAGTAGAGAGTGCATATGACCTAGCCCTTGATGACGATGTACTTGATAAACTCATTGTCGCTACTGGTAAGTTTGGTAAGATTACCGGCGCCGCTGGTGCAACTGTTGAAGACTTGCAAGACTTTGCTAACTCTTATGGCGTTGGCTCTTTGTATGACCAGAAGTACTGGGATGAACAAAGACGAGACATGTTCCTTGGTGTCACTAATGCTCAGAAGATTCAAGAGGATATTAAGCAAAGAGCAATCGATGCCTATCCTGCTTGGGCTAAAGGATTCAATGAGAATAAGTCGCTCAATACCCAGGCCGGATGGATTAAGTCTTTAGTTGCACAGCAATTAGGGATTGACCCAAATTCATTAACATTTGATGACCCAACTGTTGCGCCATTTTTGAATTATAAAGACCCTAAGAGTGGACAACAGGTTATTCCATCCTTACTAGATGTGCGAACTCAGACGCGTACTAAATACTTTGACCAATTTGCACAGACTCCAGAAGGTAGGTCCTACATGGACGGACTCACTGTTAAAGTTCTACAAGATATGGGGCTAATCTAATGACAGTAGAAGAAGCGAAAGCAGCATTAGCTGAGGCGGAACTAGCAGTAGCCAATGCCAAAGGTAAAGGCGTGTCTGCTGCAGTAGCAGCTAGTAAACAATTAAGCGCTGCACGTAGAGCACTTGCTACAGCTGAAAAAGCAGAGGCTGCGGGAGTAAATGTTAGCGGCCTATCTCGTTCTGAGCAACTCTCTACCATTCGTCAAGCTGAATACACTACAGCTCAAGAAGAAGCGGGCAAAGGAGAAAAGCCTACTGTACCACCAGAAGATGAAAATTATACATACGATTATGTATGGCGCCCAGAACCAGGTGGGCGTGGTGGATACTGGAACCTAGTAAGATATCAAAAATTTGCGACTCCAGTTAAAGTAGATACCGGCGCTAAGAATGTTTATGCTGGTGACGGAAGTCAGGGTAATCCATTAACTCTAGATGGGAAACCATTTAGCGGAAATTATAATGGTAAGAATTATATTAATGGTATATTACAAGAACCTTCCGGAGATACTGGCTACAAGGTAGTCAATGGAGTTCTTACATTTAATGGACAACCATTTACTGGAACATACAATGGTCAGACATATGAAAATGGAAAACTTAAAGTTTCCAGCAGTGGAAATAATCAAGGTAATGGAAAAACAATCACTCGTACGGAGTATATCGGCGAAGGCGCAAACCGTATCCTTAGAACTTATTACTCGGATGGCACAACATCTGATGCCCCAGCGCCCGTAACTGTTGCATCTACTGCCAATGTTATGACTGCAGGACAGCAAGACATATACTCAATTATGCTAGCTAGGTTGAACCAGTATAATCTTGGCGCACTAGCTCCGCTTATCCGTGATTTGGCAATTAAGGGTGCTACAGAAGCTACTATCATGCTACAGCTTTCCGAAGAGCCATTATACAAGGAGCGCTTCAAGGCTAATGAAACTCGTAAACAAAAGGGACTGTCAGTACTGACTCCGTCACAATACCTCAGCCTAGAAGATGACTATCGCCAGGTATTAAGAGCCTATGGCTTGACTCAGTTTGATAACGATGCTTATGTATCTCAGTTCCTAGCTAACGATGTGTCAGTCTCTGAGCTATCTAATCGTGTAGTTACTGCAGTACAGCGAGTCCGCAATGCTGACCCAGCTGTATCTAATATGCTTAAGAACCTATACGGTATTGGTCAAAACGATTTAGTTGCCTATGTACTTGACCCACAACAGCAGTTCCAGAAGATTGAGCGTCAGGTTGCAGCCTCTGAGATTAGCGTTGCTGCTGCACGCCAAGGCTTTAACATTGGAGCTACAGTTGCCGAGCAGTTGGCAGCACAAGGAATCAGCCAAGCAGAAGCTCAGAAGGGTTATGCTACAATCGCTGATGTCCTACCAACAGCTGAGAAGCTATCTGATATTTATGGCGGACAACTTGAAGAGTACCGTCTACCAGAAGCAGAGCAAGAAGTATTTAATCAACTTGCATCTGCACAACGCAAGCGTACAGCCCTAGCGGGACGTGAGCTTGCTGCATTCTCCGGACAATCTGGAGTGGGAAGAACTTCCTTAACTCAACAAACCGGAGGACAATTCTAGAATCCTGAGCGGACCTATCGGCCCCGCCAGTGTAACAGACCGATAGTAGGAGCCAGCCTGTTTCCCCGAACAGAACTGTGGCCTACGAACTAACTACGAATAGAAGGGTGGAACGTTGCTATGAGCAACAACTACTGGGATGAAGAAGACGACGACCTAGATACTCCGGAGCAGTTCCCTAGCGATGGAAGCGACTTACTAAAGAAGCTTCGTAAAGCTAAGCGTGCTGATGAAAAGAGAATTAAGGAACTCACTGAGCAACTTGAGACATTTACCAAGGCGCAGCGTGAGCGACTCGTGCATGAAATCCTAGAAAAGAAGGGTGTGAATAAGAAAGCAGCACGCCTTGCAATGAAGGACTTGGATGATGTTAACGAGGAGTCAGTTAATCGCTGGCTCGATGATAACGCAGACTTGTTTGGAGTGCAAGTAGCTGACAGCGCACCTAATCCAAACGACCTAGCGGCTCTACGCCAACAGGACGTAATTACACAAGGTGCAATCACACCGGAGCAAGGAATGAATCTAGACCAGAGGCTAGCGCAAGCTCAGTCACCTGATGAGATTCTAGCAATCCTACGCTCACAATAATATCCGTTCATAGTCTAGGAGACTAAAACTAATGTCAAACCAATATACATCAACCGCGAGCACATCGCTCGGTGGTTCCGTTGGTGGCGCTGGTCTCGTACAGAAGGCGTATGACCGTCTTCTCGAGTTCGCTCTCCGTTCCGAACCCCTACTTCGTTCGGTCGCGGACAAGCGTCCAGCTCGCCAAGCAATCCCAGGTTCAACAGTAGTCCTACAGCGCTACGTTGACCTTGACCAGAAGACATCAACTCTAACTGAGACAACAGACCCAGATGCAGTTGCATTGTCAACCCCAACATCAGTTACCATTACTCTTAACGAGTATGGTAATGCAGTACTCGTAACCCGTGCACTTGAGTTGTTCTCACTTGCAGACGTAGACCCAGCTATTGCAAATATCGTTGCATACAACCTAGCTGACTCTATCGACGCAGTTGTAGCTACAACCCTCATCGGCGGAACAAACGTAATTTACGGCGGTGCTCGTACTTCTACAGCAACCATCACTGCATCTGATACAATCGACTCAGCTGACATCCGCAAGGCTGTTGCTAAGCTCCGTGCTAATAAGGCCAAGGCTCGCCGTGGTTCTTACTACTGGTGCGGTATCCACCCAGAAGTTTCACACGACCTCCGTGCGGAGTCAGGAAACCTCGGCTGGAACTTCGTCCATGCACAAAGCAACCCAGCTGTCAACAACATCTGGGCAGGAGAAATTGGAGACTACGAAGGTGCATTCTTCGTTGAGTCCTCACGTATCCCATCTGCTAAGGATGGCGCTGACCAGACTGCTCTCGCTACAACCGCTGTAACCGTTGCTGGTACCTCAGCTGGCTTCACCATTGGTGTTGCTTCAAGCTCTGTTATCGCACAGCGTGCAGAAGTTGGCGATAAGATTGCTGCTACCGGAATTGCTTCTGGTGCTAAGATTGCTGCAATCAGCACAACTGGAAACACAACCACAATTACAATGACTGCTGCTAACTCAGGCGCTGTTGCTGAAGCTGCAACCGTCACGGTTACACCAGTAACCCGTGTATTCGATACTCTACTCTGCGGACAGCAAGCACTTGCTGAGGCTGTTGCAGAAGAGCCACACATCGTTATCGGTAACGTAACCGACAAGTTGATGCGCTTCCGCCCAATGGGCTGGTACGGCGTACTCGGCTTCGCTCGCTACCGTGAAGAAGCGTTGTATCGCATCGAAACTGGTTCTTCAATCGCTGCTAAGTAGTTGATTGACTGTCGGGCAGGGGCAACCCTGCCTGATGGTGAGTCCACTAAGGAGGACAGATGGCTAACTGGCTATTCAAAACACCGACGGTTCAAGAAGGACCGGCAGGGGAACACCGCCTATTCTACTTCTATAAACTTGACCGTGGTATTACAATAGCTATGGATACAGATGGTGAATGGATTCAGATTCGCTATGCTGTAGATGACGAGCTACCCGACTACCCTGTAGTTTATGCTGGTGGCTATAACCATGTAGTAGATGATGCGACTAAGGCGTCGCTTATTGCAGGCGATGTTGGAGTTACGGAGGCTAACTTTACAGCACTATGAAACATTGGGAATATCATCCAGAGTTTGTGGACGGCTGCTTCGGGTGTAAGGGGATGTCCATACAAATGAACGCAGGAGATGCGGATAGTCGACGAGTTCTGCCGACTAAGAAATTCAACAAAGAATTGGATGCCTACAAAGAGGCGAGAGCCCAAGGCATTCAGCCGAATGGAACTTCTATGGCGAAGATTCAAGAGGCGGTTAAAGCTAGTGAGACATTAGGCAGACCATATGATGGTGGCAAGATGCCTCCGGCTAAAGCAATCGACAAAAAATCAGCAGCAATAATGAAAGAACTAGGAGTATAACTATGCCAATGGTAGGCGCTAAGAAGTTCCCATACACAGCCAAGGGTAAGAAGATGGCTAAGATGGAAGAGATGAAGATGGCAGCAAAGAAGAAGGCTGCTAAGAAGCCAGCTAAGAAGATGGCTAAGAAGAAGTAACATGGCAGGCAAAACAAGAATTGGGCCATTGTCTCGAGTGGGCTCTTATCTAGGCAATGTTGCTAAAGAAGCTGGTGAATTTGGTCGAGCATGGTCTGCTGCTGATGAAGCACAGAACCAGGTTGGACCCGGAGCAGACAAAGCTTCTCTCCGTGCTAATAAAAAAGCAAAAGCTGAGCAAGGACAATTCCTAGGTGCAGTATTCCAGGGCCGTCGCTATAACAAGAAGGGCCAACAGCAATGAAGAAGGCAGCAGCTAAAAAGAAAGTTGCCAAGGTTATGCGCGAGTTCAAAAAGGGCGAGCTTAACATTGGTAAGTCTTCCAAGAAAGTCAAATCCAAAAAGCAGGCAGTTGCTATCGCCCTATCTCAAGCAGGTATGGCTAAGAAGAAAAAGAAGTAATGTCTTCGGGAAAGTATAAGCCGCATCGCAAGTTCAATCCAATCCAGATTAAGGATGGCTATGTAGTGCGGCTTAGAAAAGATGGCAGAATCAAAGCAGTACTAGGAAAGTATGGTGAATATGGAAAGCAGAAAGCGTGACCCACGCTTAGCTCGTGCAGGTGTCTCTGGTTTCAATAAACCAAAGCGTACCCCTAATCACCCTAAGAAGTCACATGTAGTTGTGGCTAAAGTAGGGGACAAAGTAAAGACCATCCGTTTCGGTGAGCAAGGTGCTAAGACTGCTGGTGCTCCTAAAGCTGGAGAGTCTGACAGAATGAAGAAGAAGCGTGCATCTTTCAAGGCACGCCATAGTAAGAACATTGCCAAAGGCAAGATGTCTGCTGCTTATTGGGCTGACAAGGTTAAGTGGTAATGTCATACACAAACCCTGCGCTTCGTGAGCGCATTAAGAATAAGATTATGGCTAGCAGTAAGGGCGGCAAGCCCGGCCAATGGTCTGCTCGCAAAGCACAACTTGTGGCACAGGAATACAAGAAAGCTGGCGGTGGCTACTCTGGTAGCAAGACTAGCAAGCAGAAGTCTTTGTCTAAGTGGACTAAAGAAAAGTGGGGAACTAAATCAGGTAAGCCTAGCACCCAAGGTGAGAAGGCAACTGGCGAGCGTTACCTACCAAAGGCAGCAAGAGAGAAACTTTCTGCTTCCGAGTACGCTAAGACATCTGCCAAGAAGCGTGAAGATATGCGTAAAGGTAAACAATTTTCTAAGCAACCAAAATCCATAGCAAAGAAAACGGCAAGGTATAGATAATGGCAACAGGCACAGCAGGTAGTTCATTTACTAGCGAGCTTAATCGCTTAGCTAATGGTGGGACATATCCAGCAATCTCGGCATACCTAGCACCGACCCAAGCTGCAAATGTTTATGCAGGAACTACTGGTCTTGCCCTCATTGCTGCACTGAATAAGAAAGCAGACGCTAACCGTCAGCCTAATGAATACAAGGCTATGGGTGGTATCTGCAACGAACTAGCCGGAACAACTGGCTTATCACCAAGCGACGCCCTAAGGAGCATCAACCTGTGACAACAACTTTTGGCCAGATGGTAGATGAGGTTCTAGTAAACCTCTCAGGCTACACCTATCAGCAAGACAGGAGCACATACCTGACTTCTGCTGTAACCACACTCACTTCCCCTAGTTCATCTCCAACAATCCTAAGCCTAGGCTCTACTGACAATGTAGGCAAGGGTACGATTGAAGTTGACGATGAGCTTATGTGGGTTGACTCATTTGACCGTGTTGCCAATACTGCAACCATTTCTCCCTATGGTCGTGGCTATCTAGGAACAACTGCTGCTACACACGCACTTGATGCCAAGGTTACTATATCTCCTATCTTCCCTCGCTACTCAGTGAAGAAGGCAATCAATGATACTATCTCCGCTGTAGGTACAGCGCTCCTTGCTGTCAAGCAGACAACCTTTACATTCAATCCAGCTGTAACAACATATGAATTTGAAAATCTAAACATTGAAAATATCTTGACAATGATGTGGCAAGATATTGGTCCTTCCAAAGAATGGATTCGTGTCCGTCGCTGGGACTTTGACCCGTTCGCAGATGTATCAACATGGGGCAGCGGAAGTCAAACTGTAACTATTGGTGACTACATTACGCCAGGACGTACAGTAAAGGTGATGTACACTTCACCTCCAGATAATCTAGTAAACGCATCTGATGTCTATGAGACGGTAACGGGACTACCTAGCTCATCTAAAGATGTTATC